CCGGCTCACTCGCCCGGTGAGAGTTTTGACAAGCCTTTCGGTATCGCCCTTGCGTCTGTTGCTGTTGAAGTAAATCCTTTTATCCTCGGTTGTCATACATTGTCAATTTCTGCCAGTACATTCACAAAATATCCGGCATCTTCTTTCGGGCAGTGTTTCATAATTTCTTCGACCGCTATCTTTGCGTGGAGTTTTGCGGTTGGCAGGTCAATCCGGGAATAATCAGACATCTTCGCGCTGATTTCGGTCATCTTTTCAACCAATCGGTGTGCGTATTGTGCGGGTGTCATAGTTCTTCAATCAATCTTTTCAAATACCATTCAGCCTTTTCCAAGTCCTGCTTCCCACCCTTGTTTTCATAACGCCACAAATATTTAATGACATTGCCACGCAAATATCCCTGAAACTGCTGTTCAGTCATTGCGGCTTTGATTGCTTCAATACACTCAATAGGCGTGTCTTTATAGTGAGCCGGGTTAATCGGGCTGGTTTCCACTTCTTTTGTAGGCGACTGCCAAGTTTTGTCAAAGGTCATCAGAAGGGTAAATCTGTAAATTGATCGTTAAACATTTGAGCCGCATCGCCATTCAACCCGGTTGATGTAGTGCTTTGTGATTTCACAGGCGCATTTTCAGGCGTTTTGCTGAACTGGTACTCCTTACCGCCACCAACATAAACGGGTGCGGCTTTGGCTTCGCGCTGCTCTTTGGTTTGTGATAACTGCAAAGTGTGGGTTTCGCCAAACTTTCCCTCGCTTTTGCGTTTGTTCAATACCAATTTCAGGTACTTCTTGCCGTTTTTGCCCTCTGTGATGGCATCCTTTGGAATGTCCGAAAGGCAGATGTCTATTACTATCATGTCTGCAAATATAGTTTAATTTTCTGTACTATGCAATTTACTAATCAAATTTTTCAGGACTTTTTCATACTGAATTCTAAACCGCTTTTCATATAGGCACATGGCATCCACTTTGTTAATCGCATGAATGACGGTGGTATGGTCACGCCCGGCAAGGTCGCCCACTTTTGACAGCGAAAGCCCGGAGTATTTATACATTAACTGCATCCATATATGGCGCAGTTCTACTAGTTCACCTTTGCGGCTGCGGCAGGAAATAAAAGACGGCAGGAAATGCGGGTAAACCTCACCAATAGCGGCTTCGATATGTTCCTGAACCGATGTTTTTGCAACCTTTTCAAACAGCATTTGTTTGAGGTAGGTAATGTCTGCCATGCAAATTTCCAATTTATCCGACATTTCAGCCTGATTTTCGATTTGCTGCTGGTAGTGCAAGGCTTTGGTCTGCCAGTATTTGACCTCGCGTTTAAGCCGGTGAATTGTTGTTGTTGGATTTTCTATTTGTGTTGTCATATTGATGTTTCAATGTATAGTCCTGTGGGTATGTCGTAGTTAAAAAGCTGCATACCGATTTCACCCCAATGGCTAAATTTTACTTTTTGGATGTGAACCTCAACGGTATTCTTTGCGAAATTTCGGTAAACGGTTATGCCGTTGTCTGTTTTGTTGAAAAAGTTTGCTGAACCTGCAATGTCGTAAAGTGTAGGGATGTCATAAAGCCCGCTCTCGCGTTTAACAATTTTACGAGGATGCGCCACCAAAAAGCAATGAACATTGTAGCGTTCGCAAAAGTTCACAATTTTGTCAAGCGACTGCCCGATGTATTTGGTTTCGCTTTCGCTGTACTGGTGTTCTAATTTATTCCACGCATCAATAACAAACCAGTCGATGTTTTTGCGGTTCTTCAATTCTGCAACCTTGCCCAAAATGCTGTCAAGTGTAAAGTCCTTTTCAGGCTTTACAAAGAAGATATTATTTTCAAGCAGCGTAATTGCTTCAAATACTTCTTCTTGGTTCATGCGGTCTCTACCCATAAACGGGCGTTGTGTAACCTTTCGCAGCATCTTACTGATATGCAACTCAACCGGGCGGTTTTCAGGGCTGTAAAAAGCCCCTTTCCAGCCGTGTCGCTGCAATAATTTCAGCAGAATGTGGTCAAGAAAATCAGATTTACCGTGACCAGGTATGCCGGTAATTGTGGTTAAATATCCTTTGTGGAATTTTAACAAGCGGTCAAATCCCGGAATGCCAGTACTACACCCTTCCGGTAGGCCGTAGTTGTATAAATTTTCAATTTGTTGGTAATAATCGGCAATTCCAAAAACCCCAATCATCGGAAATTCTACAAAATTGTAAGCGGCTTCGCGTAAGGCAATCGCCCCGTTCAACAGCAGATATTCGTTTGCATCTTTGCAGTCATCAAATACAATGTAGTTGCACTTTTCTTTGCCAAACCTTTCGGCAATCGCGTTCCGTAGTTCAATTCCGGGCGCATCGTTATCTACTGCAATATGTATTTTTTCGATGTGGTCAAAAGATGGCATGAAGCGGTCAAAAAATGTAAGGTTTGGCTGCGCCCCGTTTGGCACACTCACCACATTTTCAATGCCAGCTTCGATCAAAGATAACGCATCCATTTCGCCCTCTACTATCCAAACTTCTTTTGCATCGGGTAAGCAATTTACATTGTACGGGATTAACTCCGCGCCCTTGTGCATTTTAAAATGTTTGGCAGCATCCCGATATTTAACATTTACCAGCTGCGTATTTTCAAAGTAGTTAAAGCAAATGCAGGTTACTTCTTTGTTGATTTGCGGCATCCACTCCATTTGCTCCGTGATTTGCATTTTGTTCAGTGTGCCTGCTGTAATGCGCCTACTTTCAAACCATTTTAGCACTTTATCGGATAGGGCGGTGTTGTTCTTCCATTCCGGTGTTTCATATTTCACAACCTCCGGGCGGTCAATGATTGCACCCTTCCAGCCGCAATGGTGACATATCCAAGCCTTTTTGTCAAGGTTTACAGAAAGGCACTTGTCGGTTTTCTTTTTTCGCGTGTGGCTGCATTGTGGGCAGAGTGTTTGAATTTCCCCCGCTGTTTTACCTTGTGGGATGTCGATTTTGTAAAATGAATAACTTAACATACAAATCCTTTCAGATGATTAGGTAGCAGTCCGTTCTTTGGTTTTTTAGCCAGCCACTTCCGGGCGGTCAGGTAAAGAGAAACATACTTTTTATTTTCAGCATAGTTTTGTATCTCGTCAAGAATTTCATTTACCTGCTCTGCATCCCAGCCTTCACCAATCAACTTGTCAAATTCGGCTGTTGTAATTTTCAAATGAGAAAATCCCCTATATATATTTTCTTCTTCTTTTCTTCTTAATTCTTCTTTATTCTTCTTGTTTGTTGTTAGTTGTTTGTTAGCCGTTTGTTGCTCGTTTGTTAGTTGTTTGTTAGTTGTTTGTTGATGTGGCGTTTCGTTTGACTGATAATCGTCATATTTACAGATAGTTACAAGGGTAAATTTGTTTGTTGATTTTGATAAAATTTCGCCAGTGTTTTCAAACTTTTTTAGCAAAGTTCTAACTGACTGCTGTGAGATGCCCGTGCCTATTGAGATGTGGGCTATTGAGGTAATCAACTGACCGCGTTTTACTTCATGCCCTTGCCATTGTGCATCCGCGTGGTTCGCTTCAAGTAGCAAGTGCATAAAAAGATGGACAGCCTGAGAATTTTGATACCATCCCCAACACATGAATTTGCGATGGATTTTAATGTAGCCTTGCATTTTTATTGTGCATCTCCTTCCTGCGGTTGTAATACATGACTTGCAAATCAAGTCCAATGCGTTCGATTTTGTAATGTGTTTCAGTAACTTTTTTTAAAACGCGGTCGATTTCAAGCTGTCCAATGCGTTCAGATAGGACAGCGATACATTTGTCGCAAATGTCAGGCGGCAAAGGTGTTGGATTGTAAATACTCATTTTTGATAAAAACAAAAACCCCCACGCTTTCAAAGTTGGAACCGGCTCCAAGATAGCCGCCTTTTACTTGCGTAGGGGTTGTTGAATTATTTTTTCTCATTGCTTGGTAATTTCGGCAGGGGTTCCAGTCCTGATGTTCCGATATGCAAATATACAACTTTATTCCTGATTTTTTTCAATTTCATCACATTTGCGCAAAATTTCTTTGGCAAACGCCGAAGCCGTGTCCATATCAAAGCGCACAACTGTTTCCTTTTCGCCGTGGTTCACGGTTACTTGAACAAAGTCAGAAACGATGTCTAACTGTATCGCAGCGTCAATTCCTTGGTCGTCGTGGTAAATTGTTTTTTCCTCAACCATTTTGCACCTCTCTTTCCTCATACATTGCTTGTTCGTGCCTTTGTTGGTCAATTCGCATGGCGTTTGTCCAGCCTTGTTCCCAGTCTTGGAACTCGCCTGTGTGCTGTCTAAACGGGTTGTCGCCGTCGTGAAATCCTTTGCAGAATAGGTTGTACGCTTCTGCTCCGCGTTGTTCAATTATGTTTTCCATGCTGCAAATATAGTATAAAAATCTAAACTACCAAAATAAATTTGCAAAAAAGATATTTTTTTTTATACCTTTGTGCAATCAATAAATAAAAATCGAATGAAAGTTTACATTGTATTTGCAACGGGAGATGAACATTTTGCACCTGAAACCTCTGTTATTGGCGTTTACCAGAACCAATCCGATGCACAAGAAAAAATGGCTGACCTTATGGGCGACATCGAAAACCATATAAAAACAGAACCAACGGAAACCGATATTGATAATAGTCAAAAGTTGTGGGATGACTACATTGAAAACTGGCCTCACAAAATTGGCAATGAACCCATTGAAAAAATGTGGGTGCAGGAATACGAAGTGCTTTAAACTTGAAACCCCACACCCGGATATATCTTAAACATTTCGGCTACGATGTTTCGGACTTCGTACCCTGCGAAGTTTGCGGATGCCGGGCAGTAGATATTCACCATATTGAACCCCGTGGCATGGGTGGCAGTAAAAAAGCCGACACGATTGACAACCTTATGGCATTATGTCGGGAGTGCCACATCGAATACGGGGATAAAAAGCAGCACAAATTTCGGCTGCATATTTGCCACCAATTAAAATTAAGTGAAGCGCGATGACATTGTCCTGCAACTTTCGCAAGCTGACTGGCTGCGACAAGCAACGAAAAATATCGGTGGTGGTTTGGCTGACGACTTGTATCAGGAATTTTTTGTGGTTGTTTGCTCCAAACCAGATGAAGAAATCGAACGCATCCATGCAGACGGGTATCTTTCGTGGTGGTGCATCCGTATTTTGGTTAGGTTGTTCCACGGCAACGGCAAACAAAAGTTTTACCGGGAGTTTAGAAAGCCAAGTGACAGCCTGCCCGAACACCTTGATGACCTTTCGGACGAATACAACGAGGACGAATACCAGCGACAACTTTTGGCACTCAAACATGACGAGCAATTTTACGGGCGTGTGGCAAAGGATCACAACCGCGCTGACTGGTATGTCCGAATTTTATGGGAGATGTACTGCAAGAACCGAAGCATGAAACAAATCAGCAGAGACAGCGGCATCAACTTTCGGGAAATACAAACAATAATCAACGCAATGAAAGACGAAATCCGAAGACAATATGACAGACATAATCCTTAAATCAATCCTGATTGCCTGCACCTGCCTGCTGGCATCGCGATACTTTTTCCCGCCCCTGATTTCATTTATCACGCGAAAGAACAGCTACTTCCGTAAATCGGTAAAGCCATTTGAGTGTGCTTTTTGTTTATCGTGGTGGACATCACTTGCTTACTTCGTGGCAACGGGCGACGCTTGGGCTATCCCGGCGGCGGCGTTTGCTTCAATTGTAGCAGCTCAAATTGATAAAAAGTTATGAAGTTGGGATGGTGGTTATGTGCGGCGGTGATGTGCAGTTACATTGCATTTGGTTATTACTTTGGACTTAATGTGTCCACATGGCCGCAAAATGTCATTATCGTTTGGCTATTGCTGACCGGGCTTTGCTGGTTAAATATTTTAATAATTACCTACCTTGGAATTAAAAGAACAACTGAAACCGCACCTTAATCAACTGCACCGCACCGGAACAATGCACTTGCCGCAGGAGTTATACAACCGGGTACGCGATGAATACGAACGCAGGAATGGGCGCAAATTGCCGCCTTGTTCAACTTGCCTACAAGATTTTATTAAACAGATATGCAACGAGTAAAACATAGCGGCAACGCAGGGGATTTAATTTACAGCCTACCAGCAATGAGGGCAATCGGTCAGGACATTGAACTTGTACTTGTTCCTAATGTCCCATTGCAGGCGAATGTTCAGCACCCGAACAACGGAGTGCAACTCACAAACGGAATGTGCGATATGCTGCGCCCCTTGTTATTTGCAACGGGTTTCATTAAGTCCGTGCAAATTACTGAAACACCGGAACGGATTGATTACGATTTTGATTTGTTCAGGAAGTTTCACAACTACACCGGGCATATAAGCCAATGGTATTTTCACATTTACCCGAAACTGACCTGCGACTTATCACAACCGATTGAGTTCAGGTGGACACACAACTTCAAAGCCGACCGCCCAATCATACTGAACCGCACCGCCCGGTATCACAACCCAACTTTTGATTATTCAGTCCTTGCACCGTATCAGGATAAAATCACCTTTGTAGGGTTGCCACAAGAGTTCAAAGTCATATCCGCAAAACTGCCCCGGATCACTTACAGCGAAGTAAAAGATTTTTGGCAGCTCGCCGGGTACATTTCTAATTGTGAGTTATTCATCGGTAATCAGTCAATGGCATACGCAATCGCAGAGGTAATGAAGCACCCCCGAATAGTTGAGGTATGCCCCTATGCAAACAATGTCATCCCGACCGGGGCGAATGGATATGGGGCATTTACGGTTATGAACCTAATCCAAATAATGAAATACAAATATGGCTAATAAGAAAAGTCCTATCACACGCGAACCCGGGCAAAAGCACTTTGTCAAAAGTGGGGTTCAGTATTACAAAGACGATTTGAATAATTGGTTCTGTACCTACATCAAACAAGAGGATTTGGTGGGCGGTGACTTTGAACCCGAACGCAATC